AGACCAGACAAAAATTACACAAAGTTATCTAAGACAGAGAAGGAGTTGGGTGGAATACCAAACTCTAGTGAAGCTGTTAAGCAGGCTCACGCTTCTGCAATAGAGTCACATATAGAATCCAACATAGGATTATTGGAGAATGGTGATATGGGAGATATGCCTTTTGTTAGAACGTTAGAGGATTGGGCTAAGTTTGATATATCAAACAGAACAAAGTACGATGCCTCTATTAGTTCGGGATTAGCAATTATGGCAACGCAAAGGCATCTTTATCAGACTGAGAAAAAAGTTTCAAAAATAAAGATTAACTTTGCAAGGTATAGTAATAAAGGAAAATATAGCGAAATTATTAGATGAAAGACGTAAAGATAAATATATCATCCGCAGGGTTTCCAAGTCAATTTGTATCTGATTCTGAAAAGTCTACTGATGAATTTGGACTACAGATAGGTCAAGCTATTCAATACGAGTGGTTCAGAAGAGACGGAAGTAGTTGTAGGTATTATAATCGTTGGGGTGAATTCAACAGACTAAGATTATATGCACGAGGAGAGCAACCTACAGGTAAATATAAAAACGAATTAGCAGTAGATGGTGACTTGTCTTATCTAAATTTAGATTGGTCCATTGTTCCTATACTACCTAAGTTTGTAGATATTATTGTAAATGGAATGCAGGACCGTGAGTTTGAGCCTAAGGCTTACGCTCAGGATGCTATGTCTCAGTCTAGGAGAAGTAAGTATCAGCAGATGGTTGAGGGTCAGATGTTGGCAAAGCCAATGCTTGAGACTATACAGCAGAAGACTGGAGTGAATCCTTTTACAGTAAGTCCTGATGAACTACCTAATAGTGACGAGGAGTTGAAACTTTATATGCAGCTTAACTATAAGCCTGCAATAGAGATTGCTGAAGAGGAAGCTATAAGTACTCTTTTCGAAAGCAACAAGTATGACGATATACGTAAGCAGATAGACTATGACTTAACTGTATTGGGTATGTCAGTTGCAAAGCACGAATTCCAAGCAGGTGATGGAGTAAAGATTAATTATGTCGATCCTGCAAACGTTGTTCACAGCTACACTGAGGACCCACACTTCAAGGATTGTTTTTACTGGGGAGAGATAAAGACTGTTCCTATTACTGAACTTGTAAAGATTGACACTTCACTAACTAATGAAGACTTAGAGGAGATATCACAATACTCTCAGAGTTGGTATGACTATTATAATACTGCTCAGTACTATCAGAATGATATATTCTACAAGGATACGGCAACACTAATGTACTTTAACTACAAGACTACTAAGAAGGTAGTATATAAAAGAAAGGTTAAGGACAATGGTAACGTCAGTATGATTGAGAAGGACGATACGTTTAACCCACCTGCTGAGATGCAGGAAGAAGGAAACTTCGAAAAGGTATCTAAGACTATTGATGTATGGTATGAGGGAGTTATGGTTATGGGTACTAACATAATCCTCAAGTGGGACTTGATGGAGAATATGGTTAGACCACAGTCTGCTACTCAGCACGCTATACCTAACTACGTAGCTGTAGCACCAAGAATGTACAAGGGTGTGATTGAATCACAGCTAAGAAGAATGATTCCATTCGCAGACCTTATACAAATTACACACCTCAAGTTGCAACAAGTTATTGCACGAGTTGTTCCGGACGGTGTATTCATTGATGCCGATGGACTTAACGAGGTAGACCTCGGTACGGGTAATGCATACAACCCTGAGGATGCTTTAAGACTTTACTTCCAAACTGGTTCCGTAATTGGTCGAAGCTATACCCAGGAGGGTGACTACAACCAAGGAAAAGTTCCTATCAAGGAACTACAGTCTTCTTCAGGATCAAGCAAGACACAGATGTTATTGGCTAACTATAACCACTACTTAAACCAAATCAGAACTGTAACTGGTCTGAACGAGGCGAGAGATGGTAGTATGCCAGACCCTAATTCTTTAGTTGGTCTACAGAAGATGGCAGCACTAAACTCAAACGTAGCTACAAGACATATACTTGATGGTAGTCTTTATATATATAAGAGTTTGGCTGAGGCTATGACATATAGAATAGCTGATATATTACAGTACGCTGATTTCAAGGATGAGTTTATAAACCAAATTGGTAAGTACAACGTATCTATACTTAATGATATCAATGATCTGTACATCTATGACTTTGGTATATTTATAGAGTTGTCACCAGATGAGGAGCAGAGACAGATGCTTGAGCAGAATATTCAGATGGCTTTATCCAAGGGTGACATAAACCTTGAGGATGCAATTGATATTCGAGAGTTGAAGAATATGAAACTTGCTAATCAATTACTAAAGCTTAAGAGAGTTTCTAAGCAGGACAGAGAAGAGAAGATGGCTATGCAACAGCAGGCAATGCAATCTCAACAACAGATTCAGTCTCAGCAGATGGCGGCACAGGTTGCACAGCAGAAGCTTCAGATGGAGACACAGGCTAAGATGCAGTTTAAGCAGGCTGACATAGCGTTCGAGATTGAGAAGATGAAGGCTGAGGCAGACTTGAAGTCTAGGTTGATGCAGCAAGAGTTTGACTTAAATATTCAGTTGAGAGCGATGGATGCTCAGGCATTACAGAGCAGAGAAGACCAAAGAGAAAAAGCAAAGTCAAATAGAATAAGTCAAGCTAACACTGAGCAGTCTAAAATGATTACGCAGCGTAAGAACAACCTACCACCTATATCATTTGAATCAAATGAAGATAGCTTGGATGGGTTTGATTTAGCTGAGTTTAACCCTAGATAGTATGCCTACAATTAAAAGAAGAAGAAAGAATAATTTAAGAAACCTTGAAAGAAATAAGTCAGGTAGAAATGCTACTGTCAAAATGGCTACATATAGTGGTAATGATAAACACTATGCTGCACCAACTATTACATTTAAAGGTAAAGAAAAAGCTAAACCTCAAACTTTTAAACAAGCATTAGATGCAGGTGAGGTTTATGAATTTAAGTCAAAGAAAAAAGCTGAAAGATTTGCAGCAGGTTCTTGGAAAAAAGGAAAGGCAAAAAGAGAGGCTATGAAAGCTTATAGACAGAAAAATAAAGTAATACGCAATCCTAGATAGTGGTCAAAAACAGTAATATTTTTTGTTTAACTTTGTAAAAATTAAATTAAATACATATGGAATTCAAGGTAAAAGAAGTAAGTGGTGTTGAGGAGAAGTCGGTTCAACAGGTTGAACAAGAACTACTTGACAAGCACAAAGAAGAATTTGAAGGAACAACTTCAGAGGATACAGAGTCTAAAGAGACTGTGGATTTATCTGATAACATAGAAATAAATCAGCAAGAGGAATCTGTTGATGCTCCGTCCCCAGAGTTAAGTGAGGAAGACGTTCTTAAATTTATTGGTAATAGATACGGAAGAGAGATTACATCGCTTGATGAATTGAATCAAGTAAGGGAAGAGCAAGAACCTCTACCTGAAGATGTCTCTAAGTATCTACAGTACAAAAAAGAAACAGGTCGTGGATTCGATGACTTTGCAAAGTTGCAAAAGAATTACGATGAAATGGACACTGATAAACTGCTAAGAGAATATCTTACTGCTACTGAGAAAGGCTTAGATGCCGAAGACATCGAGGACTTGATGGATGATTATTCATACGATGAAGACCTTGATGACGAGAAAGATATCAGAAAGATTAAACTAGCAAAGAAAAAGACTATTGCAAAAGCCAAGGACTATTTTGTTCAGCAACAGGAAAAGTACAAAGTCCCTCTTGAGTCGAGAAGGGATTCAGTTTCTGAAGATGAATTAAAAGAAGACGAGGAATATAAGCAGTATATAGCTAACGCTAAGACCATTCAAGAACAAAACGCTCGTAAGAGTGAGGTGTTTATGGAAAAGACGAATAATGTATTCAATGAGTTCAAAGGTTTTGAGTTCAATATTGACGACAACAAAATCGTATTTTCACCGGGTGATGCTGAAGAGATCAAGAAGAGTCAATTAGACCCCAACAATTTTGTTTCAAAATTCTTGGATGAAGATGGGATGATGAAGGATGCTGAAGGTTACCACAGGTCACTAGCAATGGCGATGAACCCTGAAAAGTTTGCCAAGTTCTTTTATGAGCAAGGTAAATCGTCTGCTGCCGATGAGCAAATGAAGAAGTTAAAAAATATTAATATGACTACTCGTAATGCTCCAGAGGTATCAAGTACAACTTCAGGTGTTCAAATTAAATCTTTGAGTAATGACTCAGGTCGTGGCTTAAAGATAAGAAGTAGAAAAAAATAATTTTAAAAAACAAAAAAAATGTCAGTACAAAGTACACCAGGTTTTGACTTACAACCTAGCGCACAACGTGTGCCAATGAAGTCTAATTACATTACTAACTTCGATTTCTTGAACCAGTATCTTCCTGATACTTATGAGAAAGAATTCGAGCGTTACGGTAACCGAACAATTTCATCATTCTTGCGAATGGTTGGTGCAGAAATGCCATCTAACTCTGACCTTATCAAATGGGCAGAACAAGGACGTTTACATACTAAATATACAGGATGTACAACAACAACAACTTCTGGAGATGACACTGCTACGTTTGCTATACCAGTAGCACAGGGTAACCCTGCGTTCACTGCAAACAACAGCATCGCTTTGCGAGTTGGGCAAACTATTATGCTTTCTCAGTCTAATGGAACAGCTTCATACAAAGCAATTATTACTGCTGTTGATTATGACGCTACTGCTCCTACTGCAACTGT